GTTTCGATATGGCCCAAAATCATGTGGTTTTCGCTCATGGTCTTTCCCCCTGTGTGTTCCAGTTGATCACGCAGTCGTTCAGGTGGGCCTCATAGGTCTTGCCGCTGGAGCGGATGGCCTTGATCCAGCAATGGCCCAGGGCGCGCTTGGGTGGCGGGTCGATCAGGATCAGCGGCGCCGTGTCGCCGTCCAGGCGGATGTGGCGGACGGTGCAGCCGCGCCGCGCCAGTTCGATGCAGCAGTCCTCGGCGGCGCGGATGGCGGCGGCCATCCGGCCGTTCCGCCGGGCCTTGTCTGAAAGCTGTCTGGCGCTCATGCCGCCACCTCCCCGGCCAGGCGCTTCCAGGCCGCGCGGATGTGCTTGGGTTCGACGGGCGCCTCCTTGCCCGCCATCATGCCCGCCAGGACCAGGGTCTTGGCCAGGCCGCGCAGGCCGCCGGGCTTGCGGGCGATGCCGGTCAGCAGCCGCTGGGCCGTCTGGTCCTCGATGCCCCAGGCGCTGGCAATGGCGCGCGCGTCGGCTTCGAGCACCCGTCCCAGCCGGGTGCGCATGCCGATGCGGCTGTAGAGCCGGTCCAGGTACTCGGCGCGGGTGCCGCCGGTCATGCGGCCGTAGACCTGTTCGTTACCCACCAGGGCGATGCCGCAGCCGACCCGGTCGTGGATGGAGCGGATCTGGTCCAGCGCCTTGGTGCCCAGATGCTGGGCCTCGTCAATGATGAGCAGGCCGCGCTGATCGGCCAGCCCCTGGCAGATGGCGTCGAACAGGGCGGCGTTGTCCCGCCGCGGCTGCACGCCAATGCACTTGCCGATCTCGCGCAGGCTGGTGGCGACGGTGGCGTGCGCCGGGGTCATGGTGCTCAGGCAGACCCCGGCGTTGTTGCGGGTGTATTCGCGCAGCGCCTCGGTTTTGCCGGTGCCCGCGCCACCGTAGATGAGCACGATGTCGCCGGCCATGTGGGCGTAGGTGAGGGTGTCGAGCACCTGCCCGGCAGTGCGGGTGAGCACGAAGCCGGGACCCTCGGCGATCTGCCTGCGCGCTTCCTTCCGCCGCTGGTAGGTCTCCATCCAGGTCAGCAACCGCTCGGCGATCAGCTCGTTTCGTCCGGCATATTTGCGGGCGCGGAACTGGCTGAGGGTGGAGCTGTTGACGTTGGCCTCGCGCGAGATCTGCGCCGCGTTCACCTCGCCGGATTCGATCAGTGCGTTGATGCGGGCGCGGATGTCGGCGATCCACGCCTCGTCGTTTTCTCGCAATGGTGTTACCTTCACGGTCATGCTGTGGTTCTCCTTGTGTTGTGGTTCTCGTCAGCCCGGTTGACGGGAGCACTCCCCCGGCGACAACCGGGGGTTGAATGCCCTTCCACGGGGCTCCAAACGGCGATGGCCTGGTCAGAGGTCATCGCTGTTTTCTTCTTCGGGGTCGTCCCACTCCAGGGATTCGCGTTGGCGCGCCAGCGCCAGGTTGTGAATGGAGGCGCGCAGCGTTTCGTCGAATTCGTCCTCGGCGATGGCGTCGGCCTCGCTGCCCACGGGACGGCCGTCTACCACCCGGCGCTTCTGCTGGAAGTTGCCTCTCACCACCCCGGGCTCTGGGATTTCCAGGTCGTCCGGTGGCGGGGCCGCCAGGGCGGCGACCTCCAGGGCGCTCATGCGGGTCTGGTCCTCGGCGATCTTCTTCAGGGCCTTCATGGTGCGCCGGTTGTATTTGGCCCACTCGCGCGCCGCCTGGGTGTCGTTGAATCCGGTATCGCCGATCCGCTCGGCCTCGCCGATGTATTGCCCGCTCAGGTCATACACATGCACGGGTTCGGAGAGGTTCTCGGGGTCGTAATACACCACCACCTGCTTGCCCCGGTGCTCGGCCATGACCTCGCTCCAGTAGCGCGGTTTTCCGGTGGGGCCGCGCCCCGCCGAAAGTTGGATTTCGCCCTTGGCGCGGCTGGCGCGCACCACCTCGGGCATCAGCAGCAACAGGCGGCGCTGCGCTTCGGTGGCCTGGCGGATCGGGTGCTTCTTGAACGCCTCGAAGAACACATCGTCGAAGCTCTTGACCCCGCCACATACCGGGGTGCGCCGACCCTTGCGGGCGTTGTGCCGGGCGACCTCCTCGGCCACGATGGCGCGGAGTTCCTCGATGGGCACCGCCGTGTCCTTGCTGTAGCCGCGATCGATCAGCCTGGGGTGCTGTCGTATCGCCTCGTGGAGATCGCGGAAGGCCCGCTCCACCGGCTTCACCCCCGGGTTGCTCATCGTCTGGTCGGGGTTGGTAAACTGGGGCGTGATGCCCAGCTGCAGCAGGATGCCGACCGGGTCGTCGCTGCGGTTGCCGAAACGGCGGCGGCCAGGCGCCTGTCCGGTCATGGCCTTGTTGGCCGCGACCCGGGTGTTGTCGATTTGCACCACATCCGGCACCACGATCCCCACCAGGTCATAGGTGGCCAGGCGGAACAGGTCGGTGTTCTCGGTCTTGGCGATGCGGTGTGCCAGCAGCCGACCGCTGTATACGTCCTGCCAGACCCAGGCGGTGGTGGTGTTGATGATCTCATCGCCCCAGTCCACCCAGATCTTGTCCAGTTTCAGGCCATCGCCGCTGACGATCTCGCCCGGCCTGAGCGCACGCTTGTCGCGACGTTGCCAGGGCAGCACGCGGCGCAGCGCCTCCTCCCCCTCGCGCCGATAGACCTTGACGATCTCGGGAATGTCCCGTTCGATGCGGCGCTCGATCGTGCGTTGGCTCGGCACCTGCCAGCCGTGCGAGGCGGCGGCCTCGATGGTCCGCCGCGCGGCTTCCTTCGCCGAGGGACCGTTACGGGTCAGGTAGTATCGCTGGCAGAACTCCCAGGCGGCCGGGTCGAAGGGCTTGTGCTTCGTGGTGCCGGTGTAACCGGGTATCAGCGCGGCATCCCAGTCCCTCCGGTCGTAGAGCCGAGCGCCCACCTTGGTCGCCGTGCCAAACCACCAACCCCGCAGGGTCGTCCATGATTTGCCCTCCTGCGTCGCCACCTGCCTGAACGCGGCCTCCAGCTTCATGCCGCCATCGTTCAGCTCCGCCACCGCCCGCAGAATCCGCGCCCGCTCGCGCCCTGTCGCGCGCTGCTTCTCCGAACGCGACTCGGCCCAGGCCCACAGCGCCTCGCGGTCGTAATCGAATGTCCGTGGCGGCGGCATGTCGGCCGGCAGCTCCGGGGGCGCCACCTCCGGCGGGTATTTCAGCGCCAGGGCAACCTGAACCTCGGGAGGGAGGACGGAGAGACGGTAGAGGTGGCGATTGCCTTTCGTTTCAAACGGCCAACCCGCACGGCGCGCCCGTAACTCCGCGGCGCGTTTCGATACGCCCAGTACCTCGGCGATCTCTCGAAGGGTGAAAAGACGCGCCGCCATCACTCCATCTCCCCCATCAGCCGCTTCAACTCGCGGATCTGCTGGTCGAGCTGCTGCTTCATCACCAGCATCTGCCCCAACTTCTGGTTCAGCGTCTCGCGCCCGTAGGCCACCCGGCCGCCACGCTTCTCCGCCAGCCAGTCGGTCAACGCATGGCTGCCGGTCACCTCCTCGAGGACCGCCACGCGGTACAGGGGAATGTTGTGATCCTCCCGGGCCGGGCTGGCCCAGGCGTCGAGCATGTGCTTGGAGACGTCCGCACCCGACAACCGGGACATCTGCGCCGCGATCTCCCAGCGGTCGGCGGTGGCCCCCTTCAGCACCTCGCTCACCAGGTGGCTCACCTCAAGGGCGTGATGGGCTGCACAACCCGGTGTCGGCCGCTCCGGCTGTGGCACCTCAAACAAGTCGGGCGTGCGTCCGTCGTTGACCCGGGCCATGTCAAGCTCCCCGGCCACCTTTTACGTGGCCCCGGCGCTGGCGGCTGTTAGACTGCTTTGCACAGGCCGCGTAACGGCTGGGCCAGATCTCGGCGGGATCGACGCCAATCGCCTCGGCGATCAGGCGTTCCCCCTTCGGCCAAGGGCCGTTCAGGGCGTGACAGAGCGTCGTGGGCGACGCATAACCGTGGTGCATGGAAAGTCGGCGAATGGACCAGCCAGCCTTGCGCAAGGCGGCCACAATGTCGGCGCGATGCCAGTCTGTGGGTGTTTTCATGAGGGGGTCCTAACTCCAAATGGGTTGCTCATGATCCATATCAAACACCCATTCGCGTGTGGCGTCAACACCCTTTTGGGGTTCGCGCTTGTATGATCCGACTGAGGATTGTGGTTTTTTCGAAAAACTCCTTTGAAATCTGCATGTTATTAGGTGGTACGTGGAATTTTTTTGGAACGCGAACCAGGTGTTCGCAATAGGGCTATAGAATGCGAAGCAACGAAATTGGCACTCGACTGGCATCCGTACGGGGCTCTTCCACTCAGAAGGAATTTGCTCGGAAGATCGGCGTTCACCCAAATACTTGGGCGAGGTGGGAGCGAGGTGAGCGAAAAATCGATGCTGACGGCCTGATGAGCCTGAGAGAGAAGCTGGGAATTAACCCTGATTGGGTTTTAAGTGGCGAAGGTGAAATGCTCATCAAAGACGCCGAACGCACGCGCGATCAACACCCGATCGGCCACGCTGATGCGCCCGGAAAAATCCCCACGGAACTTGCAGAAAAGCTAATAGAATCAATGACAAGGAACGGCCTCATCAAAGAGAATTGGGGCATCCATATCCGCCGCTTCGTGAGCATCTACAACCGGGTGGCCAAAACCCCGGCGACCCACAAGGACATCGATGACGCGGTGCTGCAGTTCCTCCTCGACATCTACCATGACCAAGTCGAACACGCGAATCTGGAGCTTGCTCGCGACGACCTGGATGATGAGCTTAAGGAAAAGCTGAAGGCGTTCAGGGATTACAACGAGGGCAGGATCAAGGAAATCCAGCAGATCCTTGAACTGATTTAAACAAGATTTCCAAGCCCGCCGGGCTTTCGTAAGCTCGGCGGCACAAAACGCGACTTTCGGGCATTTTCTGAAAAACCGTCGCAAACCCACGTTTCACGGTGACCGGATCGCAACCTACTGTTTTTTCTAGCCATCCCACTAAATTCGACCAAATCCCACAATATCCCGAATTTTCCTAACTCTGTTGTCCTCTCACATTTTCAGGATCATCCCAAACGGTTTGAGCCGCTCCCGCCGGCGGCGTTAGTATCGAACCTGATCCACTTGCCAGTCATGACCATAGAGGAAGGA